CGGGCAATTTCCAGCGATGGCCGAGGCGTTGATGCGAAACGGTGCTACCTTCGGCGCACCGATGGGACCTGGGGTTCCGCTAATCCCCGTTCCGCTCGATCGTCCCGAGGATGGTGATGCACGGGCTTCGTTCCGTCGCTTCCAGTACGACATATCCCACAACCTCAACATCAACCAACGTCAGGCGCTATGGAACACACTCCGCGCAGCAGCGGTGGGTATCGACGCCATCTCACGGTGTATTCAAATTCGCACTGCAGACGTAATCAAGATGGACTTGGACTTCGGGGTTTCGCCTGACTTCATCGCGCAGATCATGGCGAAGGACAACGTTTCGTCCAGCGAGGCCAGTACCACGGCTCGGAAACTGTGTTCCCCCGAGATCGACCGGATGAAGGAGTTCTGGGAGAACCCGTTTCCCGAGGACAACCGGACCTACACGGAGTTCATGGGTGAGGTCATGTGGCAGTTGTTGGTCTATGACGGTCTCGCGGTCGCCCCGGCGTTCAACCTTGGTGCCGAGTGCATTGGTTTCGAGATCATCGACGCCCCCACGATCAACATCCTTTTGAACAACTATGGACGTAGGCCACTTCCACCTGCGCCGGCGTTCCAACAGAACCTCTGGGGTTACGTCCGTGGCGAGGCCGTGGGGAACCCCATCAAGGGGAAAACCTTTCAGGACGGCGGAGCACCGTATGACGTGACGGCAGCCGATGTCCTGAGTTACTTCCTCCTCAATCCACGTACCAACACTCCCTACGGTTGGTCTCCAACCGAGAAGGCACTACAGATCGCTGACCTCTACGCCGAGCGTCAAAAGTGGATGCTGAGCGAGTACAAGTCCGGAACCACGGCAAAGCTCTACTGGCGAACGACCGACGAGAACATCACCCTTCAGAACCTCGCTACCTCAGAACGGATTATCAATGAGGGACTAGCGGGGATGACGAACGCCCGCTACCAAACCAAGATCATGCCCCCAGGTTTCGAGGACCCGTTCGAAGTGAAGAACGTGGACGAACTCTACAAGGCTGACTACGACGAGCACTGGCTAAAGCAACTGGCGTCGTTCTTTAACATCATGCCCTCGCAGTTAGGCGTCATCGCTCGAGCGGGTCTGGGGGGTGGGAAGGGCGCCTCAGAGGGCGAGGCGGATATGTCCGAGTCCGTTTCGAGCAAGCCACAGAATCGCCAACTCGAGGGGATTATCAACTCGTTATGTCGTCAACACCTGGGCCTTAGTCGCAACGTGGTCGCGTCGTTGAATAACGACGAGGGTTCTGAGGACAAACTAGAGCAGGCCAACGCACTCAAGATCCTCATCGACAATGCTCTTTTGACGCCGAACGAAGGGCGCGGTGAACTCGGCATCCCCCTTTCGCCAGAGCCCGAAGCCGACGAACTCGCCTACGCCACGGCTACGGGTCCAGTGTTCCTGAAGGGGCTTCTTGAGGCTCAGGCAACGGCTCAAGACCAAGCGGCCAACCCGCCGGAGCCAAAAGCCCCAATAATCATGCAGCCGACAGGAGAATCAAGTGACGAAAAAACGAGCGACGTCAACAGCCCTACCGACCCCGAAAAAACCCAAACAGCGCCAGTCGGTGAAAAAGGCGAAGAGGACAAGGCTTCACTGAAACTGGCCGAAGCCCAGGCGTTTAAGAAGTTCATGGGGAAGAGCCGTACAAGAGAGTTCGAGTTCCTGTACCACACGCCCGAAGAGGCGCAGTCTCTGAAGGTGGGATTAGCACCACTGGGAAAATCCCACAAGCCCCACAAGGCTGAAGAGAAGCTCAGGGCAATCGCCTCAAACCACGTAGGAAAGATTTCCACAGCCCTGAAACTCACTGGAGTTGCGGCGGCCATCGCTGGAGCGGTGAATCACGCCAAGGACATGACCCACCTACTCGATGAAGGATCCGCGAACGCGATAGCCACAACTTATGCACAGGCCACCGGAATTGACCAAAAGGCACTACAACTCCGTCTAGTCAGTTTGTACCAGGAGGTAGGGAAGGAGGCTCAGGACCAGTTCGTGAAACAGACCGGTGAAGCGGTTGGATCAGTGGACCTGGGCGGATTGCTCGAGCGAGCGAACATCACCATTTCGGGGGTAAACGCAACCGCTCAGGACAGGGTGATTACCGCCGTCAAAGACGGGCTCCTGAATGGAGATTCAACGTCTGCTATTGCGGACGCCATCCAGGCCACGGTCGAAGGGCCGATGCGGCTTAATCAGGCAGATTTGATCGCCAGGACCGAGACAAGCCGCGCGTATTCTCAGGTCTTTGGTTCGCAATTACAAGCCGCTGGTATGGCAACATGGGATTGGGTATGTGAGGGGGGCGACCCCTGTCAAGCCTGCTTAGACCAGGAGGGGACGAAGGACATCACCGATACCGACTACCCACCCCTTCACCCGAATTGCGAATGTGCCATAGAGGCTTCTGCCTCCTAAACGAACAAGGGAGAGAAAGTGCCAGCAAAACCGGAGATTGACCTGAGCGAATTCCGTAGGGTCCGAAAGTCAGGGTGCGCCTTCGCCAACCTGACTATCAAAGACGAGCATGTGGACACACTGAAAGCGGCGATGCAAGCCGACGACATCTCGGGTGGCTCCATTCACGAGTGGTTGAAGAAGCGCGGCTATTCCATCTCGGCTGACTCCGTCCGCAATCACCGCAGAGGGACGTGTGTATGCCTGCCGACGAACTAGAAGAACTCAGGTCCATCGACCGCGAACAGGCGCTACGCCAGGCCAACGCGACCCTACAGACTCAACTCGTCGCCGCGAAGAACAAGGGCGCAGAAATCGTGAACGCCGTGTACCAAGCGGCCTACGACGCCTCGCTTCTGGCGAGGACCGAGAAGGTCAAACCACCAGTTCCCGACAAGAGAACCAAATCGGCTGAAGTCGCACTGTGGCACATGACCGACTGGCAGGGGGCCAAACTCACCACGTCCTACAACTCAGAGGTGATGAAAGAACGCGCGTGGCTCTTTGCGACCAAGGCCGCGAAGATCACTGAGATTCAGCGTACAGACCATCCGGTGAAGGACTGCACGATCATGTTCGGCGGGGATATGGTCGAAGGACTGTGGAACTTCCCCACGCAACCACATGAGATCGACGCGACACTTTTTAAGCAATTCGTCACCGTCGCCAAACTCATCGAGGAGGTAGTCCAGTTCTCGCTTAGCGTGTACGAGCACGTCACCGTCGTTGCTGAGTGGGGCAATCATGGGCGTCTTGGATCGAAGCGTGACGCAATCCCCAAGTCCGACAACCTGGACCGGATGACCTACGAACTCGCTCGTCAAAGGCTTGAGCACGAGACCCGACTTACGTGGGCCGACTGTCCCGAAGACATCCAGAGGGTTGAGATTGGCAACTATCGGGCGCTTCTCATGCACGGTGACGAGGTTGGTCGCTCGGGGTTCGCCAGCCCTTCGACGTTCCAAGCTGCGGGCAACAGGTGGAGAGCGGGCGCCTACGACTGGGACTTCCAGGACATCTACCTCGGGCATTATCACAAGCACGCCCAGGAAAACCTCAGTGACGGCCTCGGGGCTATCTACTGGACTGGATCTCTTGAGTCGGACAACCGCTACGCCCGAGATTCAATGGCAGCGAGCGGTGTACCGAGCCAGCGCCTTCACTTCGTAGACCCCGACAAGGGGAGGGTGTCAGCCATCTATCAAGTCTGGTGCGATGGCCAATGATCACGAGACTGACCTTTGGGCGCAAAAAGCAGTCTAAAGACCATCATCCTGTCTCTCAAATTCCTGCACGTACGGTTGTACGGGTCTACTCGGGAATGTGCCCCACCTGTCGCGAACATCGGGACGACCTTGATATGCCGTGCCCCTGGTGTGGTGAAGTTGAGTGAAAATACTCCTAGATCGCCCCTACTACGCCGAGCAACTGGGAATTTATGACCCAGACGGAGTGATTCGCGGAATCTACGTTGGCGCATGTGTCCACGAACGGGTCTCGTGGAGCGTGTGGGATCAGACCAGGAGCCACGCGCACAACCACCGAAAGAACGAATGGTTTGGGTGGGTCTGCATCCTCGACCCCAAAGACGTTCTGACGCCCACGGGGAAGATGACGGCTACCCTCGCGCATGAAATCTGCCATCTACTCGTACCTGACGTTTTACACACGGCTACGTGGAAGCGCCGACTTACCGAGATGGGCTTCGGTTCCGAGATCGAACGTTGCGGGCTGAAACCACTCTGACGGAAACGACAAACTTGTAATTCGTCGGTAAATTCAGTCCATATGACGACACCTGTTGACGGCTCAAAGTTCGTTGCGTTCACCGGCAAGGCGAAGCAAGACGATGGAACTTACCTTGTGTCAGGCCGTATCAGCGATACGACGCTCGATCTCGACCAGGAGCGATGCGACGCCGAATGGCTCGGAAAGGCCGCAACCGCTTGGTTCAAGGACTACGGAAACGTCCGGGAAATGCACCAGCCCGTCGCGGTCGGTAAGGCCAAGTCTTTGACGGGCTCAGGAGTCGATGGTTTCGACATCACGGCAAAAGTCGTTGACCCGGGCGCTATCGTCAAGCTCGAGAACGATATCTACACCGGATTCTCCATCGGGATCAAGGGAACTCGCTACGATCGCTCGGAGAAGGCACTATCGACGGCACCCGGCGGGGTAATCATCGGCGGGAAGATTATCGAAGTCTCCCTGGTTGACGTACCTGCCAACCCAAATGCCAAGTTCGTAGTCGCCAAGGCCGCTGAGATTGGCGACGTTGCCACCAACGGAACTCCGCCCTGTACTGAATGTGGCGGCGTCGGAAAGACCCTCGTTGACGGCACCTGGACCGAATGTGACAAGTGCGCCGGCAGCGGTGAGGGAAAGAACGACATTCTTCCAGGACTCAACACAGGACCAGATCAACACGGAGAGGTTGGAAAGACAGTGCGCGACATTCACGGATTCCGAGATGACGAGTTGACCGACGAGCAGAAGGCCGCCGAACCCGACGACTACAAGAAGTCCTTCACCGACAAGGAGCGTTCCGACCTTGCTGACAAGGACCAGGCGATGCCCGACGGTTCCTTCCCAATCCGCAACGTCAGTGACCTGAAGAACGCGGTTGCAGCCTTTGGGCGAGCGAAGAACAAGGTTGCCACAAAAGCGTGGATTATCCGTCGCGCAAAGGCCCTTGACGCCACGGCAGAACTTCCTGACTCGTGGGGCGTTGGCAAAAAAGCCGCGTTCGCGGACGCTCTCGTAGCGTTGTCCCTGGTCAACAAGTCTGCCGAACCGGGTCAGTGGACCCATGACCCCGAGATGCTTAAGAGCGTCGAAGAGGGCGTCGTTGCTTGTATCCAGCAAGAACTCGAAGAACTCTGTGATGGTGAAGATGAGCGTTGGGACCTCCAAGTTTTGCTTGATGTCCTCAACGGATTCCTTTCATGGCAGATGCACGAAGCATTTGGAGGCGAGACAACCTCGCCCTTCGCACAAGGAGATGATTTGACCATGTTCGTAAGCGCCGACACCATCAAGGCCGCACAGGCTGAGGATGCCACCGACGAGCAGAAGGCCGCGCCAGTAGCCGAACTCGGTAAGGCCCTCGGTATTGACAAGATCGCCAGTGACACAGAGGACATCGCGAAGAAGCTCACCGAGCTTGCGGCTGTCGTGGACACGGTGAAGAAGATGAGCGCACCCCGTGAATGGGCGTTGCGAGCATCACAGGAGCAACAGGAAGTCCAGTCTGAATTGGAGCACGCAACTCGAGAGTTGTACCGCTTCAAGTCAGCACAGAACGACCTTTCTTCTCCCGAGGACCGAGCGAAGTATGACTCGGTTGTCGAAGAGTGGCAGTCCAGAGTGGACGCCCTCACTTCCAAGATCGGAGCATGAGCATGAGTTTCACCTCACGCGCCCTTGACCTCGCTGACGGCGATCCGGTTAGGGCCGAAAAAGTAAAGGCCGCAGTCCTCGAGATGTTCGAGACCGGCCTCAAGATGAAGGCCGCTGGGTATCAGTTCGTACCCGGTGCTGGCGTCATCAACCCTCGCCAACAGCAAATGCTGGCGGAAATCACCTCATCGGGTAAGGCCGTAACGCCTGACACGGTGAAGGAGTGGGACCTCGCAACGCCGGTGTCCAACACCGCCATCCAGTACTCGGGTCTTACCCCGTACTCGATGGAATCAGCGTTGATCCACCTGTACCCGAAGGACTTGACACTTCGCAACTCGGCAGCTCGCGAGACTAAGGCCGGTCCTGGTTTCGAATTCCGCCGCATTACGTCGGTGACGAACTCGGCCTACAACGTCAACACCAGTCCGTTCTTCGTTTCGACCTCGAACACGATCACGGTCAACGGAACGACGCTGAACCGTCCGCAGAACATCACCTACACCGGTGACGCGACCTTCCTCCCGTTTGTGGAAATGGGTTGGAGCGACGAAGTTGCGCTCCGCCTGATCTACGCGGCGAACGGCTGGAGCGACCCACAGGCTGAGAGTGCGCTTGCACTGTTGAACGCCCACATGCTTGGCGAAGAGAAGGCGCTTCTTATGTCGCGCTCGACCTCGCTCAGTGTCTCGGGTATCTCGGCTACGGCGGCCTCTTCGTCCACCATCACCTCAGGTTCGGGCATCACCGGCGGAACGGTCACAACCGTTCTCGTGGTGTTCAACACTGGCTTCGGTGGTTCAAAGGCGATCACGGCGACGGGTCTTTCGACCCTGACGACCGGACACGGCGTTGACCTCACCTTCACCGGTGCGGTTCCTGCCGGTACTGTTTCGATCTCGACGTTCGTTGAGATTGCGGGAACGCCGACCTGGTACGTAGGTACGTCTACTTTGCAGGGTGGAATCTCCCCGGCGAAGTTCACCGTCTACACGGGCACCACGCCGTCGACATCTGCCGACAACGGATCCAACCCTGCCTACACGCTTGGCGGTACGTTGATCTCTGGCGCGTCGAGTTCCACCATCGCCGGTTACGACGGTCTCATTTCTGAGGCGTCAACCAACGGTGGTTACTCGTCCTACCTCGGCTCCACGTTGTCCACGTCAAGCCCGGGCTACGAGTTCTACACGGCTCTCGAGTCGCTGTACGCAACCCAAGGCGCGGACCCTGACCTAATCCTCACCACTGGCTCTATTGCCAGCGAACTGTGGAGCGCGGTCACGGCGAACGGCGGAACGAACAACTACCGCGTCACCCTTACCGCTGGTCAGGATGGCACGTCGCTTGGTGGGGCGGTCAACTCGATTGCCAACCCCGCAACCGGCACCGTGGCACAGTTCAAGGTCCACCGTTACATGCCCGCTGGTATCGCGGTCGTCCACTCAACGCGAGTTCCGTGGGCTGACAGCAACGTTGCAGCGACCCTCAAGGTCGTCAACGCGGCGGACACGATGTACGTCAACTGGCCCGAGATCGGCTTCTCGCGTGACGCTTCGACGTACACGCTTGGGACTGCCTGCTTCGAGGCTCCGGTGCTGGACGGCATCATCACCGGCATCCAGTAACACAAGCCTGATTGGGGGGTGGGCGCACGGCTCACCCCCCTTTCTTGAAAGGACATCGTGCGGGTTCTGGCCTCAGACCGTTACATGCAAGGATTCACCCTTAATGGAGGGAAGGAACACCTCGTCCACAAGGACGGGACGTTCCACCTTGACGACGCCACCGGAAGTACATTGGTCAAGTCTGGCGATTTCGCACAGGTCGGGATCAGCTTTCAAAAGGTAGCGGGGCACGAGTGTCCGGCATGCAAGAGGCTGAACGTGTTCAAGGACTCGTGCGGCGGGTGCGGGTGGCATGAGTGAGATTCACGACCTCTATTTCCGGCTCTGGCACTTCCTCTACCAGCAGTGTCAACTCGACACCTGGTTCGGAAACGTGGTGGCTGGTGTTGTCGTCTTTTTCTTCGTGGACGTGTGTTGGCAACTCTTCCTCAAGAAGTGGGTCAAAGAGGCGATAGCCAAGATTCATCGCGAGGAACTTACTCGTCACCACAAAGAGGTCGTACAGCCGGCACTGGACGCGCATCTCGAAGAGGTCAAGAAGCACGTAACTCCAAAAACAGACCCGACAAAGTAGGGTGAAAGTATGACTTTCGGTTCAATCGTCACCGTCCCCAACCTGACCCAGATAGGCAGAGCCGAGCCGTACATATCGGTTGAGACATTCAAGGACGACCCCCTCTCTAACTCACTGGATCTCTCACAGCTCGTAGAGGGCGGGTCTCAGACCGCGCAAGATTCAGCCATCTACCGGATGATTCTTAGAGCGTCAGCGAAGATCGACAATCACTGTCTCGGGCCAACCGGAACGTTGAACGCCACCCAGGTAACGAAACAAGGACAATCCTTCGTAGACCGCGATGGGTGCGTAACCGTATTCCCCGGCGAGAGTCGAGTCATCGGGATAACCGGGGCTGAGTGGGGTTACCAGATGGGCGCGTGGAGTCAGGTCCCCGTCGATTCGTACCACATGTGGGCCGAAGAGACCGGGTTCAAGATTAAGATCGCCGGCGGAGCAGGGACGGTCCAGTTCGCGGGGATTGGCGACCTTTCCGCACTTTTTCAAGGTCGGTCCGCTAACGGGCGCGTGTACGTCAACTACACCTACCTCGCCGGATGGCCCAACTCCTTCACCACCGCGTCAGCCTCAGCGGGTGGCTACACGCAGACGGTGCTTGACCCCA